AGTTTACTTGATAATAATGCTAATATTAATACATTTTTCAATAAGCTTTTCATGCTTGGATTTTGGAATAGTTTTTCCACTAGTGATTTATTTAAGATCAACCTAACCTCAATATTTAGTCAATTCGGATTACTACAAACAAACTATCAATCTATTTCGTTAGATTACTTAAAGAACCGAGCAAAAATAACCTTTAACACTAATTCAGTTCCAACAAATATAAATAATGAAATTTTAACAAATGGAACAAATATATTACTTATACTACTTAAACCTTTTATTAATAGTTATATTTCTAGTTCTTCAATTTTAGAAGTTGATTTACATACTTTTGAAGTAAAAGAAGATCAACAGGGAAATATAATATTGAACCCCAAGTTATACACAAAAACTAATTACTTAAATTATTTACATTCTTATATTAAATTAATGTCTAGTAAAATAAATGATGTTTATTTTTTTTCTAGGAATTCTATAAATTTAAAGGAGGCTATAAGAAATTTAAACACAACAGCTTATCTTACTTATATTTTAATTGTTTTGCTCAACAATAAAGAAGTCCAAAATAACTTTAATTTAAAGTTTTACCTTAGTGTTTTATAGCTTGTATAATATAATAAAAATAGATTATGCCAGATAAACAATTTAAATTATATTATCCAAGGAATACAGTAATAGACCCAATGGGTTCTATAATTATAAATACTTCATCTCAATTGAATCCAAATTACGAATGGGCATATGTAAATTATTTAAATGCTGTAGGAGAACCAGATCCATCTAGACCAGTAGAAGTTCAGTTAATAGGATTTAAAGATACTACTTCATATAAAATTAAATATCTAGAATTTATAAAAAGATATAATAGTGCATCTTCTTATATAGGTAGTGCTGCATGTTTAACTTCTCCTGATAATATATCTTGTAACGGCTTAGGTCCTTACATTATAAATGGAAAAAGATATTATATAGATTTTGTAGTATTGTATTTTGTTAATACTTCAGTAATAAATCCATCTGTGGATGATGAAAATGCTTTTATTCTTTCTAATCCTATATTTTCTGTAGATACATCAAGATGTACTCCTGATTATGGTATTTTTATTGCGGCCCCAAAGATTAAACAATCTGTAATAAATGACATAAACAGTCCTCCCTATCTTTTAGCTACTGCTGGATCACAAAATAATAATATGTTTTTTAACAACACTCCTTTATATTCAAACGAAATTGGATTTTTTAATGTTGCTATAACTTATAGACTAACTGTACTTCAATCAAATAATACTAATAGCTTTATGGACAATATACAACTTACTGCTAGTAATATTGTATTAGCAGTACAAAATCTTATAAACTATGGACAAACTAGCATTACATCTGTAAGCGAAAATAACGGAGCAATAAATTTAAAACCACAATATATAGGCAATCCTGGGTTTAGAAATCAATCATATTATCCATTCATATTATTTAGGTATATAAGCGAGGATGCGCCAACTAAAAGAGTTATATTGAACTTTACTTTTGCTCCATTTGCATAAGATTATGCCTTCTGTAAGCATTTCATTTAAAAATAATTTTTATCCAACATTGCCTTTGTATGGTCTTACAGTTATTTTAAATAGTGATAATCCTGCTGGCAATATAGCAATCATGAACATAATAAACAGACAGTTTAGTGTAATAAGAGATTGCTCAAAAACAGTTACAGTAGTTACTAATGGTTATGAAGAAGTTTTAAGTACAAGAATCTCCTTTGGTATTACATCAATTTCTTCATTTCAAGGAAATTTATCAATTGAGGGTATTTTAGACAAAAATAATCCTCTAAAAAAAATTTTTGAACTATTTCCTAACTTTTTTAAAGATTTTGAAGAAGGATAAGCTAAAATGATATTATGAGTAAAAATTTAATTCATATTCCTCTTAATGCTTCTTTTGAGGCTTTAAAATCAATAGGAACACACAATGTAAATGGAACTGAAATTTTATATGATAAAGTTCCAGAAATAAAACCAGTAAAAGGAGATTTCTTTGTAAAGAACAATAATATAAACTTAAAAGCAGGAGATTGGGTTCTTTTTGGTGTAGCAAGTACTCCTGATGTTGACTTGGTAAATGATGCAATACTTGATATGAGGGATGCGTTTGGGGATTCGTTAAAGGAATTTGTAGAAAATGGAAAAATATTTTATGAACATGGCTACAAACATGCAGGCGACAAAAGCAAACATCCTGACATTGATGTACCTATAGGAAAACCTATAGCTGCTGAAATTCATGACAATAAGCTTTATGTTTGGATTCTTTTAGATAAAAATCATGAATTAGCACAAAAAGTATACAAGCATTTGACTTCCGACGATGAAAGATTTTTTAACAAAATTGGCTTATCAATAGGTGCTATACCAATAGGAAAACCTACAACAAAAGTATTAGGTAATAGATATGTAAATATTCCGCCAAAAATGCGTTTATATGAGGTTTCTGTAACGGGACAACCTATCAATATTAATACTTATGTAAAAGTCTTAAAAAGTTTATATAATACTATAGAAAAAGCTTTAGAAGATAATATGGAGGAAAATAATATGGATGAAAAATTAAAAGACGAACTAGAAAATGAAACAAAGGAAGATACTACTACTGATGATGACAAATTAACTTTAGACTTATCGGACGAAACTGAAGAAGGAAGTATGCCTGTAGAACCTGAAGAAAGTGAAGAAGGTGAAGAAGAAAAAGGTGAAGAAAATGCTGATGAAATGCAAGGCTTAGAGGGAATGAATGAAATGCTTTCGCAAGAAGAAGGACAAGAAAATGTTGAAGAAGGCTTAGAAGAACACGAAGAAGAAGATAAAGTAATGTTTAATTATATACTTGATAAGCTAGACTTTATAGAGGAAAAGTTAAATGAGCTTTTAAATAAAGAGCCTGAGCAAAAAGAAAATGAAGAAGAAAAAGAATTACTTCCTACAGTTGGTACAGAAGAGCTAAAATCAATTCTTAATAGAATTGAAGTTATAGAAAAATCTGTAAATTCTTTAGAAAAAACTTTAAAAAGAACTATTGATCTCCTCGAATATCAGCTTGAATCTACTAAAGACAATGTTCAAAATTACGACTTAGAGGAAAAATTTGAATCTTTAAAATCAGCTTTATTAAATGAATTCAAAAATCTTGTTTCTCAAGAGATTTCTAATGTAACTAAAAGTTTAACTTCTTTACAAAATGAAGTTAGAGGAGAACCTGTTACTAAATCCTTCAAATTGGGTGTAAATTCAAAGCACCCAGAAATTGGTTTACTAGATCAAACTTTTGAGCAAAAATTGAAGTCTATCCTTGCAAATAAAAATCGTGTAAAGGATCTTGAAACTAGGATACAAGAGTTCCTTGATTTTAAAGGAACTCCGTATCAAATAAGTGAAAAGAAAAAGGAGTTAATGGAGTATGTAAAGTCAGCTTACGATCTAGATCCAAACGAATTTGAGGTACTTTATAGGAATTATAAGTCTAAAAGGAAGCTTTCAGAATAAAATGTTAAAAAATATTCAAATACATAGGTTATTATTTATTAAGGAGGTTTAGAAATATATGCCATACGAACATTTAAAGCATTTAGATGAGGCCACATTAAAAGCACTAAACGCTGCAGGTCAGGTAGCAGAAAGCCTAGAGAGAGAAGATCTTGAAGGCGAATTAACACAATTAAACGTTCTTGATACTCCACTTACTGACATGCTTTCTAAAAACGCTGTAAAGGCTCGTGCATATGAGCATGAATACAACGTAGTAACTGCACGTCATGATAAGATTGGTTATGCTGCATTCAGAGAGGGCGGTCTTCCTAGAACTGTAGAAGTACAAGTTGCTAGAAGAAGAATTCGTCCCATGCTTGTTGGACACCGCATCACAGTAACTGAACTTGCTACTCGCACTACTCAGAATGGTGTAATGCAAATTGACGAACTTGCTAAGCGTGAAAAAATGATTGCTGTAGCAAACGAATTTGAATATCTTGCTTTCTACGGCGACAACACACTTGGTGATGATGTTCCTGGTTCTCCAAATAATTTACAACAGGATGGTATTGTAAATATTATTAAGAGGGGTGCTCCTCAAAACGTACTTGATGCTAAGGGCTCTCCTCTAACCATTGACCTACTTTGGGAAGCTGAATCCAAAGTTGTATCTACACAAGCTTTTGCCAATCCGACTGCTGTATTCATTTCCTACATTGACAAGCTTAACCTACAAGCTTCTTTCTATCAAATTGCAAGAATTATGAATACTACTGATAGACGTGCTGGTCTTCTTGGCGCTGATGCTCAATCCTACATCGGCATTCGTGGCGAGCATACACTTTATCCTTCTCAATTCCTTGGCGACTTCCACAAATTCAACCCTGCTCGCTTCGGTGCTGAAGTAGGTGATTTTGCTGCTCCTCCTTCTTCTTGGACTGTCGATCCTGCAACTCTTCAACCTAATCCATATCCTACTGGTTTAGGAAGCACTACTGGTGCAACTACATACGAATATGCATTTAAGGCAGCTAACTTCTATGGTGAAAGTGCTGCAAAATACTCTACAGTAAACTTTGCAACTACAGATGCAGACAAGGCTGTAAAGTTTGATTTCCACGGCCTTACTAATGTAAAGTGGCTTGATGTATATCGTAAGGATCCAAATTCTAACGAGTACAAGTTCTATAAGCGTGTAAAAGTAACTACTACTAACGGCGACTTTACTTGGATTGATGATGGACATGAAACAGTAACTACTCCAACTGGTGTTTATAGATGGAAGAAAATTCCTGGTACTGGCGTAGTAGTAGGTCTAGATCCTAATGTAACTACTATGGCTGTATGGATTGGTATGGAACTCTATAGACTACCTCCTGCCCTTACTCATGACTATGTAGTTTGGAAGGTAGCTTCTGTATTCTCTAGAGCGCCTGAATTCAACTTCCTCATTGTTAACGTTGGTCAAACTCCAATAGTATAAAGGTAGCTAAATAAATGAACAACTCGCTTAAAAAGCGGGTTGTTCTTTTTTTTAGATTAACATATTGTTAGATATGTTCAAATTTAAAGATTTTCCATCAGAAAGACTTTATAAAATTTCTAAAAATATTGTAGAAAAAGCCTTCTTTATGGGAGGTTATAAAGTAAAATATTATTCTGCTAATGTATGTAATTACAAATTTCCTGATGGCAAAAGTTGTATAGATGAAAGAACTTTAACTCCTTCTATAAATTGTCCTGTTTGCGGAGGAAGTGGTGTTATTTATAGCGAGCCAATAGAAACAAGAGCGATAATTATTGATAATCCTGATGATCCTAGAAAACAAAGAGAAGGTGTGATATTGTATGACACATTTAGAATGATTACACCTCCTGAAATTCCAGTAAAAATGCTTACTTACAGAAATGGCGACAGACTTTTTCTTGTAAGAGATAAATTTGAAATATCTTCTTCAAACGGAACTGTTTTTACTATAGTATTTGTAGATAATGAACCTAAAGATATTTGGCTAGCAGGTATGCTGTATAAGAGCTTCAAAGTATCTACACACTACTTATCAACTAGAGTTGCAAAAGGTAATGAAGAAATTAATTTTAATGATGCTCAATATACAGAAGTTATTTCTAATATAAATACTCAATATAATATAAATTCTCAAAATGAAGATATTGAAAAAATTTTAGAAAATATTTTGATAGGTGATAACAATGAATGAGCTTTACTCTTTAAATGACCTAAAGTTTGTTGGCGAAAATAAAGATTCTGATTTAAAGGTATTTACTTATGCAAATCCAAAACTTATACTAGTCGAATACTTAAAATCCATATTTGACAATATAAAACTAAAAGATAAGCTTATTATTTCTACTGCATTTCCTACAGAAGCATTTTTTTCAAGCTTTAGAGAAAATTCTGATAATGCTAATTTAATGTTTAAATATAAAAGAGGAATAAATATCTTATTAAATAATCAAAGTATACAAAAATATCTAGGAAATGTTCTTAAAGGAGATAAGTATGGGTATTTAGAAAATTTTAATATTTCTGTTCTAAGCTGGTCTTTTGATCCTATAGATAGAGATATTTTAGGAGATATTTTAGTAAGAACTTTATTTTTAGCGCAAGAAACTGGTTATTTTTTAAAAAGAGGAATAACAGATTTTTTTGTTGATTCTTATAATGACCAACAAGATGAAAAAATAATAGCAAATCATGCTTTATTTTATAGGGATATAAAAGTAATAGGAAAAAGATTGATTTTTGCTAATAAGCCAATATCAAAAGATAATGTTCCAATAATAGAAGATATTGTAGTAAAACAATATTTACTACAGTTACAGATAGATTTAGGGTAAAAAAATCAAATGAAACTTTTAAAATATTAAAAGGAGGTTTATAAAATGGCTATAACAGTATACTTCGATGGTAAACTAATTAAGCAACTAGGTACTTATGTAAAGACAGATTTAAGTGCCGTTAAATCAATAAACGGAGTAGGAACAGGAATAACTGCTCTATTAGGTTTAGCTGAAGGTGGAGAATTAAATAAAGTTTATAGATTCACTTCTTATCAAGAAGCTGCTTCAGTACTTAAAGGTGGACCACTTCTTGACCACATTAAAGCAGCATTTTTAGGTGGAGCAGGAGAAGTAGTAGCAGTAAGAATAGGTTTAGGTGCACAAGAATCTTTTGTACAAATTCCTGTAAAGCAAAACTCTTCAGATAATAATCCATCAAATTTAGTATTTACTTCATATGAAAAATCTTCAAGGTCTAATCAAATATATGTATCTTTTGAACTTGATACAGCTGGTACAGGAACTGATAGTGATGACACGCTAATTGTTACTGTATATCAAAAACATCCTGATTTCTCAATAACAAAAGAAATTTATTCATTTCCTTTAACTTTTAATTATCCTACAGTCTTAGTAAAGAGAAATAACACATTATTTTTTGTAGATAAAGCTATTGTAAGTGCTGCTTTAGCAACTGGAGCAGGATGGCAAACTACTCTAATAAACTTATTAAAAGATTATCTTCTTCCTACTGATTATGTACAAATATTTGATACTAGAGGATCCAATACTAGTGATATACCAATAGATATACCTCTTGGTTTAATGATTTATGAATTAGTATATGGTGGTCTATTTGGTTATCAAAAATCTAGATTAGTATCAACTACTTTTGGTACTATTTCTAATTTATTTGAAAATCCTTTGTTATTTAATCTTTCCGCTACTCAATTTTTTGATGGAACAGATTACCAGGATTTTACAGCCTTAAGTGCTAATAATGTTCTTGTAATGCAAAATTACACAATTAAACATTTAACCGATTCTGCTGTTAATAGCCACATATTAACTACAAGAATATTTTCTTTAAGTGGCGGTTCTAATGGAGATGATGGTTCTGGTTATTATACATCTGCAATTAGCAATATGTCAATTCCTTGGACTGCAGGTCTTTCTTCTTTAGAAGAGGAGGAAGTAAATTTTGTAGTGCCAGCATATAGATTTAAAAATGAAAGAGATTTAGATTCTAGAATGAATTTCTTTAAAAATGTTTCATCTTATGTATTAGCACATATTACTACAATGTCCCAAGTAAATAAAAGAAAACCTAGAATTGGCATATTCGGTGCTCCTGCTCCATCTTTAACAGAATCTTTTACTGCTGATGAATACTTAAATGATAAAGGAGTATTAAATACTATATCTGCTCTTTTCGGTGGAACAGATAGAGCCCAAGTAACAGTTTTTCCATTCTATACTTCTGTGTTAAATGATGAAGGAAAAAAGGAACTTCTTGGTGGAGAATTTTTTGCATCCTATATAGCTGGACTTCACTCAAATAGAGAACCACAAGAAAGTTTAACTTTCCTACCTGTTAGTGGCCTTGGTGCAGAACCTCTTTACAATTGGAGCTATTCACAAAAAGATACATTGATTTCAAATAGGATATTATTTGTTGAAAAGGTAAAAAATTCCTTTGGAGCAACAGTTTATAGAATTCATCACAATCCAACTTCTTGGCTTGGTCCTGTTACTCAAGGATTCCAAGAAATGGTACTTCGTAGAATTGACGACTTCTTAAATGTTTACATTTATAAAAATGTTCAAGAACAATTCATAGGAAGAGAAAGCTATGGACAAAGAACTGCTAATGAAATTAAAGGATATGTAGAAACATTATTAGCTGGTCTTGTTGGTCAGCAAATTTCTGCATTTAAAGATGTAAAAGTAACCCACAATGAAGATTTAACAGTCTATTATGTAGAATTCTTCTATCAACCTGTTACTGAAATTAAGTTTATTCTTGTTACTATGAAGGTTTCCTTTGATTTAGCATAAAATAATAAGGAGGAAACATGACACCAAGATTTAGTCCATATGCAAGTATAAAAACTTTAAGTTTAAGCTCCTTATTAGAAAATACATCTATTGAAGGAGTTTTGTCTAAATTATTAGATATTTTAAGCAATCCAGAACTGATTTATGGATCTTTATCGGATAATTTTGGCTTGTTTAAAACAGTTGGTTTAGCAAATGATGTTTCAGTAAGTGAAAGTTATGAATCTAGACCAATTTGGGGTATCGGTGAACCTACAAACCCTATTGTAGTACCTAACAACTACTCAGCTACAATTTCAATGTCTAGATTAACTTTAGATACGCTATCTGTCAGAGATTTTACTACACTACCTGATTACTGGTACATACCAAAAGTTCAAAATGCTGTAGAAAGCTTTTTCAATAATATACCAAAAGCAAGATTAGTACTAGATTATCCTTTTTACACTTTCATATATATTTCTTCAGTAGAGTTTCCTGCAGATCCAAGAAATGCTGTTCAAAGATTAGTGCAAAGAAGCTTATTTGCTTTTATGCCTGCTGAGTATTCAATAAGAATTAGCGGAACAGATACTATGATAATGTCTGATGTAAGAGGTACTGGAAAACTTGTTAACTTGAGAGGATTATTAAAAGTAATTGCTGAAACATTGCAAGAAGTAGTGAAAGGATAATTTTAGGAGGAATATTATATGGCAGTACCTATAAAAACATCCCAATTCGCCGAATTATATATAATCGGCATAAAAACAGAAAATAATACTAACGTAAAAGGAGATTTTAATAATCCTGATCTTTTAAACAACAGTCAGGTAAATTTTTCTGATCCAGAAGGAAGAAATTTTAAAGTAGAAATAGAAAAGGTAGGGCTTGCTACAAATCTTAGAATAAGCGAATCTTTTGGTTCTAGAACTACAACTGTTATAGGAAATCCTGCGCCAATATTTATTCCTGGATTTTATGAAGGTACTATATCAATGGATCGTGCTACTCTTCTTCTTCAATCTTTCAAAAGCGGCACATTTAGTGTAAATGCTTTAATTGCATACAATCCAAAAAGCTATTTTTATGAAAGCAGAAGTGTTAATGGAATAAGAAGATATTCTTTAAGATCTGTTTCTGGACCAGTTGAAATTCCTACAGACTTTTTAAATGATGCCACTATTACTAGTTTTATTTCTGGTAGAGAATTTGAATATAACGAATCTTTTGTTCCTCCTTTCTTATTTGTAGTTGCATTAAAAGACAAAATTTTAGATCAAATAAGCAGAAATACAGGACTATATGTAGCTATGTTAAGAGATTTCAATGTCGCTTTTTCTGCTGACAATGCAATTATTATGGAAGATATTACTGCTATTGCAAAGCCTCTACCTAGAACTGGCTGGTTCCAAGCTATTAGCGATCACTTTGCTACTGGTCCTAGCTTTGGTTATACTTATTTGGATAATTAGTTAAAAGCTAAAATATAAAGGTCCCAAATTATTGGGACCTTTATATTTTTTCATCAAGAAGTTTGTCAATTATTAATGTATCATCAAATCTTTCTCTTAATAGTTTTAACTTTTTTGCAAATTCAAGAACTGTTTTATCTGCAGTATAAGGACTCATTATTACGTGATCTTTGTATTTCATTTGATATTCTAAATTTTCTTTGCATTTAATTATTGATTCTTCTTCTATTCCTGCACAAATACCTTCAAAAGCGACATATTTTATTCTTTTTTTATCGCTTATTAGACTTTCAATATAAAAAATCCTTAAATTCTTCTCCATTTTTTTATTTTACATTTTTGTTCGTTCAAATGTTATAATAATATTAAATATGCAATTCGTGTCTTTTTTAGGTCAACTAATCGCAATTATTATGTCTTTATTAAGACTTTTTTCTACTTTAAAAGAATTAAATTTAAGCGATCAGAAAAATAATCGGTTGCCAGCACAAGAAATAAAAGAAAAAAATACAAATACAATTTCTGATGAAAAAAATAATCAGAATGAACAAAAAAATATAGAACAAAATAACTTAAGAAAATATGAACTAAATATTTTAGAAAATAAATCTTATTTTTACGCAAACTGCAAAAATGTAAAGATATTTGATTCTTTATCAGATGATATAAAAAGTATTGATTCTCAAGAGTTTAAAAATTATATAGAATCAAATGATTTATGTGTAAAAGTTACAAACAAGTCTGAACAAAGTTCAGCAACAGAAAATAAACAAAAAGAAGAAAACACGCAAAAAATAATTGAAAGCGTGTTAAGTAGAGAAAAAGAAAAAAATAGACTCATTAATAAAACTTTCTTCCTAGTAAATTTATATGGAAACAAGCAAGCATTCTTAATGCTTCCAGAAGAAGTTCAAACTTTACCTCCCAAAGAATTTGAGGAATATGCCAAGACGAATTTCAAAAGATAAACTTTTATTATTAGAAAAAGCTTTTGAAATTTATATTTCAAATAAGGAAACTAATTATTATGAGTTATCAGTACAATTTAATGTCCCTTATTCTACTTTAAGAAGGTATATTATTAATAAAATGAAAGAACTTGATTTGGAAAATGATAGAAAATATATTGAATTTCCTTACGAAGGATTTGAATGCTTAAAAGAAGGCGACACTTTTTCTTGGTACGAAGGAGGATCAATTTTTAGATTTGTAAAAAAAGAAAAAGTATCAGATGAAATAATTTGGCTTACAGTTGAAACAAAAACTAAATCAGCAAATCATTTCATACCTGAAACTTTAGACAGTTGCTTAGAAAATTGATAGATGATATAATTTATATGTGGACAAGGTAAATTTAGCAGAATTTAGAAATCTTGATAAAGATTCTTTAGAAGAAGCAATTAATGAATTTTCAACTTTAGAGCAAACTATTAAAAGACATAGATCTTTGTCGCAAAAAGATCTTGTTCATACAGTTCTTGAAGACTATACAATAAAAAATATTCCTATATCTGAAATATCAAAAAGATATTCTATATCTACAAGTATAATTCATAAACTTTTGACTGATTTTTATTTGTGGTACTTTGATGATGATAAATTGCAAGAGCTAATATTTGTTGAACCTAGTTCACATTTAGGTGTTCTTTATTCATTTTTTAATTCTGTATCTTTATTATCTAAAGAAGTTGCTTTTAATGCTGCATTTTCTAAAAAATTAAGAGAAGAAATTGCTAAGTCATTAACTGAACAAGGTCTTATTCCTACTTTAGACAATAAAAAATTAATGTTTGCTTGGCGTGATAGTATAAGAAGACATGAAATATTGTTAAAGTTAGCAATTGATCAAACAAACACTTATTTATCATTAATGGAAAAAGTTCTTGATAAGCAAAGAGAGGTAGCTTTTGTAAAGGCACTTTATGAAGTATTAGCAGACTTAGATCCTTCTGTTGCTGCAAGGCTATATGAAAAATTAAATCAAGACGAATATGCAAGAGCACTATTAGAATCTACTTCTCTAGATGATTTTGTAAATTTTGTTATACAAATAGCTCGCAAAAAACAAAAATTACTTGAAGATAGAAAGGATGTAATTGATGTCGATGCAAAAGAAGAATAATAATTTAGATTTAATATCAGATTTAAAGTCAATCTTAGAAAAAAAGACTTATGAATCTATTGATGATAATACTTTGCCAGGTACTTCATTATATGAAGTAGAACCTGTAGATATTTTAACTTTTGTAGAAAGTAAAGATTATTTAGGTATAAATCTTTATGGACTATCAGAACCGCAAAAAAAAGTATTAGAAATAGCTGATGATTTTGAAAACAATATAAACTACATAATTCTTTGGGTAGGGAAGGGTGGCGGAAAAGACTTTATTACAAGAGTAATTTTTATGCGTCTTGTTTATAAACTTCTATGTATGAGAAATCCTCACAAATTTTTTGGAATTCCTAGCTCTGAAATAATAACTTTCCTTAATGTAGCAGCATCTGCAGACCAAGCGTCTTCTGTATTTTTTGATCCTTTAAAAAACTATATACGAAACGCTGGACCAAAAGCATTTATTCAATTTGGCTTCGATCCTAATAAAGACATTAAGGATAGGTATATTGTATTTCCTAAAAATATTCATCTTGTTTCTGGACATAGTGAATCAGATTCGTTAGAAGGTAAGAACATTTTAGTAGGTGTAGTAGACGAAATTGATGCTGACACTTTTAGAAATCCTGACAAGATGTGGACTATGCTTCGTTCTTCTTCCCGCTCAAGATTTAATGGAAAAGAAAAAATATTTGCTATTTCTTATATGCGATACTCGGGATCAAATGGAATGATTAAAAAACTATATGAAGATTATAAAGAAGATAAGAATGCTTTTGTTGCTAAATATCCAACTTGGGAATTCAATCCTAGACCTGATATTACAAAAGATACTTTTAAAACTGAATTTGAAAGAAATCCTGTTGAAGCAGAAACAATATATGCTTGCAATCCGCCAGAACAAGCAATAGATGCTTGGTTTAAAGATATAGATAGACTAAAAAGAGCACTTAAATCTCCTGATCTTCATCCTTTAACTTTTCCTTTGCCACCAGAAGATTTTTATAAAAATCCAAAAAGTGAAGCAATTGCATATGTAAACGGATCTTATATAAAACTAAATCCATACGATCTTCCTTTTAAACCTGATTTTGTTGGAAAAGAAGGTGTTGATTATGTATTAGTTGCTGATCCTGGGCTTGGAAGAGTAGCTACAGAAGGCGACGCATATGCAATTGCATTGGGTCATAGAGAATATTACTATACAAAAGAAGGAAAATTAATAAATAGACCTGTTATTGATTTTGTATTTCGTTTTACGGGTTATATGTTTGATGAAGAAGAAATTCAAATATCTGCTGTACATAATTTAATAGAAAAATTAACAGATAAATTAAATTTTAGAATAAAATATTTCTTTTTTGACATTTATAATTCTGCTTCTACAGCACAATGGATTCAAAGAAAATATCCTGAATCTAAAGTAATTTACAATAAATATGTAACTTACGAAAACTATTCTTTATTGAGAGAGAGGATTTTTGGCGAAGCACCTAGTAGTTCGGGTGATAAATTAGATAATGGAGGCATTCATTTATATTATCATCCTGTACTTTATTGGGAAATGATAAACCTAGTAGAAGACAGAGAAAAGAAAAAAGTTGATCACAAAGAAGATACATCTAAAGATATGGCTGATACTGTAGCTATATTAACAAGTCTTTTAGTAAACCTTCCTCTAAACACAATTTCTATCGTTGGTGCACCTAAAGGGTTAATAAATGATTTGACAAACAATAATACTATAGAGGTAACAAAATTTATCTCGGGCCAATTAAAAACAATAGTTAAAGAAGAAGAAGCTAAATTCGCTAAGAAATTATTTGGTACAATTTCATTAGAAGGAGAATAGCTTTTCTTTTAAGTACTTTTTTAATACATTTGAATAGAAAGTTTCTTCTCCTGTAGGCGTAACAATAACTATCTTTCTTTTTATTTCTAACTCTTTTTTTATCTTTTCTTCTATTTGAGGAAAAACTTTATCTAATAGTTCAATAAAATCTTTTTCTTCATCTTTTGCCTTATAGAGTTTTCTTAATAAGGCTCCTAAAGTACTTTTATTATTTAAAAGTCCACCAAAAGATTTTAAATTAAAATTAACTGCTTCTTTATCTGGCTCGCTCTTAATGAGTATTTCGATGTCCACAAAGCTATACTAAAACTAAATTCGTTTTTTGTCAAGCCCTCAGAAGACTTGCATGTCTAATATTAATTTATATTCAAAATTTCTCGGCTTAAGCTCAAGATTGATGATAATATAATAAGATTGCTCTTCTCTTACTAAAGAAGCTGAAATGTCATATATATATTCAATATCCTCAAATTCTTTTAAATTATTATGCAAAATTTTTACTAAACTATTTAAATCAATCTTATTATTCATTTTGCCAATAAAAAATTCTATATTTGTTCCAAAATTTGGAAATCCGGGCAGAGTTCCTCTGGGGGTAATTAGATAAAAATACAATCTTTGTACAAAGGATTCTAAATTATAAACAAAAATAAAATCATCTTCTTTAAAATCTATATCTCCATCATAATTTAATCTAATATCATTAGGAAGAGTTTGTGGCTGATTTTGAAAATTTAATTGTCCTTTATATGTTTCAAATACAGAGAGAACATTTTCTCTTTGTACATAAGCATTTAGTATTTGTAGAGAAGACCACCTAGGCATTAGCTATATTTTTCAACAAGCTATAGACTTTTTCAATCATATCTTCATTTATATCATCTGAAGATAATTTAATTAGATGAATAAGTTTTTGTTTAAATAAATCTAAATCGTTAATTATGTCTTCAAGTACTTTTAACGCATTTCTAGGTAATTTATGATTTTCGTAAAAAAACTTTACTAACTGTTCAGCTACATAACATTTGTCATCAACTACAAATACTCCATAAAACTCTTTTTTCTTTGAAACTATTGCATAATTTACATAGCAAAATTCTTTAGAAAGTCTTAGATAAAAGAGATCTTTTTCTGAATCTTTAAATACTCCTTCTGCTTCGCCAAGAAAATAAATTTTTTTGTTTTCTAAATCTTTATCAGTATCAATTACTTTTTCATCAACAAATGAATAAAATTTTCTATCATCTTGCCTTAAATGCGGAAGAATAATTTTATCACTATAAAGCCATCTGTCTTCATATACAAAAACTCTAGATAATTTTTCTAATTCAATAGAAAATTTATCTTTTACATATTTTTTGATTTTTTTATTTTTTATTTCTATCATAGCCTATATTTAGAATGTTGCAATTTGATTAAATATAATGAACGGTGCAGTTTGCATAGTTACATTACCGCTAAAAGTTGAGTTACCATTAACGTTCAGCGTATTTAACGTAGTTGTACCACCTACACTAAAGTTTTGGTTTACAGAAGAATTACCGCTTACTAAAGAATTTCCTGCTATTGACAAGTTTGCATTGCCAGTTATGTTTCCTGTTATTGTCAAAGTATTATTGCCGGAAATAGGACCATTT